CAGATACGGCAACCTGCGCGCCTTTCTTCAGGTACGGCAGCAGAGATTCACCCCTTTTGCCCCACTGATTGAACTTGATCCAAGTCGTGACCTTGTTTTGTCCGAAGCCGCTATCGACTGCGCCGTTGAACGAAACGATTGAATCGCCGCCCTGCGTGTAGCGTTGCTCGGCGTCCGCACCAAGGCGGCAAACTGCGGTAAATACGTTCATGGTTGTCCTTATGCCTGCGAGGCGTTAGAGGTTGCTGCGGATGCGCTAGCGCGTTTCTCGTTGAATGCCGCAATGAATCGGTCCAGCGCCACAGGATCGTTCGCTGCCGACTCTTCGGCGTGGCGATAGGCTTCCTTCAGTTCCCGGCCATTCTTGGCGTCTTTGATGGCCGTCAGATGATCGACAATCTGCGACTCAGAAAGCGACTTGCTATTTCCTTTATCTTTGTCACCGTCTTTTACATCTCCGCTATCTGGCAAGTCTTCGCCGGCGTAGATGTACAAGCCGAGTCCGTGACAGGCGATGGCCTTTACCAAGCAGCGCATCATGTTTTTATTGACCGCGAAGGCATCCGGGTTTTTGATGGCCTGGTTGCGATGATCCATTACAGGCAGGTGCATGGTGATTGGCTTGCCAAAAGCCGTAACCGTGCAATAGACCATCATGCTTTCGCCGAACATGCGCGGCTCGCCGAATTCCCAATTGGCCTCAGGATCGGCGCGCATAAGTTGATCGACTGCCCATGCCCATGAAAGATATGAAAGGTTTGCTTTCTTCTCGACATGATCGTTGACGTTGATCTGCGCTAGATTCACAAAATTATTTACGAGGTTTTCAGCGGGCTTATTCATGGTTATCTCTCCTGCGCAAAGTTTGATTCATTCGCCATGTTCAGATAGTCATCGTCTGTCACTGGTCCGGTGAATTTGTTGGTTGATTTCTTCATCCGCAGATGGGTAAGCGTGCAACCGTCAGGCGTATAAACCTTGGCTTTTGCATAGGCGTTGAAGCGGTTCGGCGCGGTGATTTCCTTGCGCTCAAAACCGAAGCCGTTGCTATACGTTGCGACGAATACGGGCGCCGGTACTGGTTCGGCTGGTGCGCGAAGCATTCCGTGTAGGTTCAGCATCAGATGCCTCCTTTATCCATTGCTGACTTTGCAGCATTGGCGATGAGAAGAAGCCGCCGCGCATACCACTCAAGGCGCGCAAACTTTTCATTTGGAATCGTGCTTGCGTCTGGATAGCACCACTCGTCTATCGACATAAGCGCATAAACAAGAGCGTGGTTTTTCTCTTTTAGAGATTCAACCTCTGCCGCAAGATCGGCAATGATGGCGTTAGGCGATGTCATCTCAAACCTCCATCCATGCACACCATCACAGCGAACGTAACGATTCCGGCACAGAGCATCAGATCACCGAAGTATTCAGCGCCGAGCGCAATGGTTTGAATTAGCGAGGTCATGCTGCGGCCTTATGCTCGATACACAGAAGGCTCTGAATGCGCTCTTCAAGTCGAGTAACATACATCTGTGCATCGGCCTGAATTCGTTTCTGTTCGGCGCGCATGGCCTTGATTTCTTCGGCGTCAATGCTGAAGTCGTTGGCAATGTCGAACTCAACAGATACTTGTTTTTCCTCAAGCAGCGTGTATCCGTATTGACTCATATCGCAGCCGTTCGCAGAGAACTTGATTCCGTCAGTGCAATAATCGCGTTGCGCGTGGATATAAACCGTGATTTCTGCGGTGTGTTTCATGTCATGCTCCTAGGAATCCGAACATCAGGCCGAAGAAACAGACCGCCAGCACTGCCCATCCGATCGCTTCGGTCAGGCTGATCTGTTCCTTTTCATCGACAAACGGAACATTCGGCCATTTGTCCTGGTTTTCCATGCGCTGTTGCCAATTCGTCATGATTCCCTCGCTGTTATGAAAAACCCCGCTGGCCCTGAAGGTATGCTTCCGTATTCACCTGATAGGCTTTGCTGGTAACTCCGAACTGCCAGCGGGTGATACTCGATAGGGTTACTCGCGTTCCCTGTGACCTAAAGCGCCCGATGCTCTGAGTGGTCAGCCGTTCTTTCCCGGTAGTCGCCGCACTTACACGGAGTAGGCCGATTCGGTCGGCCAGTCCTTGCGCTACTTCGTTTGTAAGGGAAGCGCGACCCTTGAACCATTAGCCAGAGCCAGAGCCAGAGCCAGAGCCATAGCCATTGCCATAGCCATAGCCAGAGCCAGAGCCAGAGCCATCGCCATAGCCATAGCCATTGCCATAGCCATAGCCATTGCCATAGCCATAGCCAGAGCCAGAGCCATAGCCAGAGCCATAGCCATTGCCATAGCCATAGCCAGAGCCAGAGCCATCGCCATCGCCAGAGCCAGAGACATAGAAGTTATTTACAGCTTCCATTCCGGTACGGCAGCGATAGACGCTATAGCCGCCTCAGTGGCAGGGATGATTTCGATTGCTTCAGTCAAGATGATTTCTGCAACCGGAGCGGGAAACTTGCAATTTTTCGGCTTCGATACACCTTCGTTTGCAAGTTGTGACAGGCTGGCCGCCCCGTCCCAATACCATAGGCGGCGAGCATCAGTCATGCGAACTTCTTTGCCGTCACGTTCCACGACTTTCCCGATAAACACGCCGGCGCTGTATGTGCGGACGACGCAGATTTTTCCTAGCATTTGCTTCTCCTTTGAAGTTAGTTAATGCGTGTTGCAAAAGAACGGTTTGACTTGATAGCAACAACCACTACACACAGCACCGCAAAGATTGCGGCGGCAGCCATTGCGTCCGACCTGTTGCTTGACCAGCTCATCGTGAGCGTGGCGATCTGTGCGAATAAGGCTGCGTATTTCATGGCGTCCTCCGCTTAGTTGTTGCCGGTTGCTTTTGCGATTGCTGAGTACGCTTGTTTTTGTGCCAAATCGCATATGCGCAGGTTTTCGCTGTACCACTCGCGCCAAGCAGCTTCTCCTTCTGGCGTGTCTCGCTCATTTCCGGCTTTGACAAATCCAGATTCTTCGCGTCGCAGCCATTCGGCAAATGTCTGACATGCCTCTAGCAAATCAGGAGCGGCACTTATCAGGCGTGCATTGGCTTCCTGTTCTTCAGATCCATTAGCTGTTGGGCCGCATGCTGCAACCTCTTGTAGCCACCCACCGCCAATTCTGGCCTCTACATAAACGGTCGAAAACCCGTCGCGTTTTGTTATCCAAGGCCCTTGCGTGTGCTTGTATTTCATGGCGTCCTCCGTGTAAAAAAATCAGCGCCGTTCCCGTTGGCCCTGATTACAAACTTGTAAGCCGTTAGGCTTTGTTAAATTTCTCAACCACACCATCCACCCATATAAGCGTCGTGCTGTGGTTGCGGATTGCGCGGCGGATTGATTCGAAGCTGATGTGTGTCGTCATTTCGTTTCCCTCTTTAGTTTGTTTGTCTGTTTGCTGCTCAACTGCGGCTAGGCTTGAAGCTGTGTGGCTAGGCTTCTTGCCGCCCCTGGGTACTTGTTCCGTACTTACTGGCCTGCGGCTCGTTGCTTGTTGCTGGTGGTTCGTGTTGCTTTGTTGCTATGACTGAATCTTAGCTAACTAAACATAGCGAGTCAATATGTTTTGAGTTGTCTAAGAAAATATTTCTTAGTTGGCTTGCGCACATGGTCTTAGTTCGCTAAGATGACGGCATGGATGCAAATAAAATCATTGACGCGCTTGGTGGCACCTCTGCGGTTGCAGAGATTACCGGCGTTACAACTGGCGCAGTGTCGCAGTGGCGAACATCTGAAAACGGTGTTCCGTGGCATTGGCTCAAGCTCTTCGCGCAAATCAGGCCAGATGTGGTCGATCCAGAGTCCGTTAAGACCAAGGAATCCATCTGATGCTAACCAGTGTCTCCCTCCGCCCGTCATCTGACGGGACTTCGCAACCCCTGATGGCCTGTACGGCATCGGGGGTATTTTTCCGCCAAATGGTAAGCGATGGGAAAGCCGGGGCAGATATGACCGAACAGGAATAGGAATAGGCCAATGACCACGCTAACCGTATTCCTCGCTGCGCTGGCCTATGTCGCGATTTCCATTCCGGTAACGCTATGGATTTGCCCGCGCCTATTCCGTTACTCGTCTGAGGACAAGGGCGAATGATCCATTACCACGGCCTTCCGATTACGCCAGCGACAGCAGCTCGCGCCGCTGTCAGTGGAGGACATGCATTTGTTTCGTTCCGTTATCCAGATCAACTTGGCCTCGTTATTGAGTGCTGCCAGTCGTTCGCTGTTGATAACGGGGCTTTCTCGGCATGGAAAAGTGGTGAGCCAGTTACTGACTGGACACGCTATTACGAATGGGTTTCAGAGCTTCAACGATACCCGTCTTTCGACTTCGCAGTTATACCTGACGTGATTGATGGCGATGAACAAGCCAATGATGCACTCGTGGCTGAATGGCCTTGGCGGGGATCGGCAAAGAGCGGGAGCATTGGTTCACCTGTGTGGCACTTGCACGAATCTATTGGCCGGCTTCAGCGTCTTGCGCGTGACTGGCACCGCGTCTGCCTTGGAAGTAGCGGGCAATACGCAACTGTTGGTGATGCCCGTTGGTGGAACCGAATCGCAGAAGCTATGAACGCAATTTGCGATAAGAACGGAAACCCTGTTTGCAAGCTGCACGGATTGCGCATGTTGAACCCGGATGTTTTCAGCCGGCTTCCTTTCGCTAGTGCTGACAGCACGAACATCGCACAGAACATCGGCATTGATTCTGCATGGCGCGGAACCTACACGCCACCAAGCAAGGAATGTCGGGCGCTTGTGATGCGTGAGCGGATTGAGAGTAATCAAGCGACTACGTTTTGGGAAATGCAACAAGTGCAGATGGAAATCACAGCATGAGCTACTCCGCACATAGAGTCATTCCGTGACGCTACCGACAACCACGAAAAGATGCGCGGAACCATGTTCCTGACATTCCGTTGCCCGGAATGCGGCCATTCAAAGTCGATCAAGGGCCGTAAGTCTCGCGGATGGAAGATCGGATTTCGTTGCGCCGAATGCCACGTGGAGAAGTCTGCTGCCAAAAGTGCAGGCGAAAAAAATCCAGCGTCATCGGTGCGCTAACACCTCGGCTGGATTTACAGAATAGGAATAAGTATGACAAATTTAGAAGCGCCTGTCACCTACGACGAGTTACTAAGCCGCAAGGCCGTAAAAGCGCCGAAGGTGGGCATGGCAGAACCTCCCGAGTTAGGCAGTCATCTGTTTCCGCATCAGCGAGACACGGTTGATTTCCTTCTGAAAGCTGGCAGAGGCGCAGCATTCCTCGATACCGGCATGGGCAAGACGGCATGCGAGCTGGAATATGGCCGCGTAGTGGTTGAAGAAACCAATCGCCCGGTGCTTATGCTGGCACCTCTCGCCGTGGGCAAACAGCACCAGCGGGAAGCGTATCGTTTCGGCGTTGATTCCAGGGTAATTCGTGACCCATCCGAAATGGACGGCGCACGAATCTACATCACCAACTACGAGCGTATTCACCTGTTCGACCGCTCACAATTTGCCGGACTGATTCTTGACGAGTCTTCCATCGTCAAGTCATTCACCGGAAAGACTTCGCGGGCGTTGATTGAGTTCGGCGATGACATGCGCTGGAAGCTGGCCGCAACGGCAACACCGGCACCGAATGACCACATGGAGCTTGGTCAGCATTCCCGCTTTGTCGGCGCGATGGACTCTTCCGAAATGCTCGCTCGTTGGTTCATTGCCGACCAGACAGAGATGGGCCGCTATCGCCTGAAGCGTCATGGCATCAAGCCGTTTTGGTCATGGGTTGCATCGTGGGCGCGTTGTGTTGGAAAACCATCAGACCTTGGTTATTCAGATGATGGATTCGATCTGCCTGATCTGGAAATCATCAAGCACATCGTTGAAACCGACATGACGCAAGGTGCTGACGGAATGCTGTTTCGCATTCCTGACACATCCGCTACTTCGATTCACAAAGAAAAACGGATTACCAGCGCAGCCCGTGCGGAAAAGATTGCGTCACTGGTCAATGCCGAACCGGACGAGGCCTGGATGATCTGGGTCGAAACCGACTATGACGCCGATTCGATCATGGCCTGCCTTCCTGGCGCTGTTGAGGTTCGCGGAACGATGACGCCGGACATGAAAGAGGAACGGCTAGACGCTTTCACACGCGGCGAAATTCGCATCCTGGTAAGTAAGCCATCAATCGCTGGGTTTGGGTTGAACTGGCAGCACTGCGCGCGCACTGCATTCGTCGGGTTGTCATTCTCTTACGAGATGTTCTATCAGGCCATCCGCCGTTTCTGGCGATTCGGGCAAAAGCGCCCGGTCATGTGCCATATCGCCCTGGCGGAAACCGAAACCGCGATATGGAACACGATCCAGCGCAAAAAGGCCGATCACGAAAAAATGAAGATCGAGATGTTTGAGGCAATGCGCCGCGAAGTCATTACCAAAACCGTCAAACAAGCCTATGAGCCTCGCATGGTCGCCAGTCTCCCGGCCTGGCTCAACTAAAGGACATTGCCATGAACATCATTGAACAAGATAACGGGAACAACTTCTCAGCCTATAACGCCGATTGCGTGAAGTTCGCCGAATCGCTGCCAGATAATTCTATCGACTTCTCTGTGTATTCTCCTCCGTTTTCATCGCTCTATGTCTATTCCGAATCGGTAGCCGACATGGGCAATGTGGCAACGGACAAGGAATTCATCGAACAATACCGTTTCCTGGTGCGTGAGAAATTTCGCGTGCTTCGCCCTGGTCGCCTGACTGCTATTCACGTTAAGGATCTGGTCTATTACCAGAACGCAAGCGAGGACGGATCTTCAGGAATAAGGCCGTTCTCTGACCAATGCACGCAACTGCATCTTGAGGAAGGTTTCACCTTTCACTGCAGAATCACCATCTTCCGCGATCCGGTACTCGAAAGGGCAAAAACAAATGCCCACGGACTGCTGTGGAAAACCTTCCAAAAGGATGCGTCATTCTGCCGCGTCGGTATGCCGGAGTATCTGTTGGTTTTCCGCAAGTGGGCGAAGCCTGGCGAAGAGGAATTAGTGCGTCCGGTAGATCATCCGAAAGGAAAAGTTCCGCTAGAGGCATGGCAGGAACTCGCTTCGCCGATCTGGAATTATCAGCAGAAACAATCTGGACGTGGCGACTTCGATATGCCTTCGACTGATGTTCTGAACGCCAAGATTGCCCGCGATCCGGACGCTGAAAAGCACCTTTGCCCGATGCCGCTAAACATCACAAAGAAGTCGCTCGCGCTCTGGACGAATGAAGGCGATGTGGTATTCAGCCCGTTCATGGGAATCGGATCTGAAGGCGTTTCATGCCTATCCATGAACCGCAAATTCATCGGCACCGAACTGCACCCGGCCTATTACCAGCAAGCCGTCAAAAACCTGCTAGATGCCGAGCGTTCAGGTATTCAGACAAGCCTGTTTGATCTTCTGGATATAGCTGCCGCGTAAATATCCATGACTGATAAAAAATCACTTTGGCAAGTAGCAAATAGCCAGGCCAAGCAGGTCGCCAAGCTGAATAACCAGCAAGCGAAGTCACGCCAGGTTGTGCTGCTGTGCAAGACGATGAAAAAAGCATTGGGAGCAAAGTAATTGCCGACACGATACCTGAAGCAAGGCATCTGCGACTCTGACGCGATCAACGCGCTGTCTGATTCCGCTGAGTGCCTGTTCTATCGCTTGCTGGTTACGGCTGATGATTATGGCCGCGCCGATGGCCGCCCGCTTGTCATCAAGTCGCGATGCTATCCAATCAAAGAATCCGTGACGGCAAAGTTGATCGAGCAACGGCTCGCCGAGCTTGAATCGCATGGCGTGATTGTTCGTTATACGGTCGACGGCAAGCCATATTTGCAAATGCAGAAGTGGGATAGCAAGCCGCGAGCAGGTCAAAGCAAGTTCCCGCAACCGACATATATATATGTGCAACAAAATACAGATGTAAAGCAGTTGCATACAGATGTAAAGCAGTGCTCGGAACTTCTACCCGTAACCGAAACCGAAACCGTAACCGATATATGCACGCAAACGTCTTCCGACGTTGCGGAGAAAAATGAAACGCCTGCTGCCAAGTTCGATGCCTTGGAGTGGCTTACGGAAAACGGCGTTGCCGAGAACCACGCAAAGGACTGGCTGAAGGTTCGCAAGGCCAAGCGGGCGGCGAATACCGAAACCGCGTTTGTCACGGCCATGAATTCCGCTGAGTCTGCCGGCTGGACGATGGCGCAGGCGGTCGAGCACATGGCGGCAAAGTCCTGGCAGGGCTTTAATGCCGATTGGGTCAAGGACATCAAGCCGCCTGGCGGTGCGGTGAAAACCGAGTCCGATCTGGTCACGATGTCGAACGGGCAAGTTCTGCCGCGTGACTTTCTGCGCAGCATCGGGGCCAGCGTATGAGCGTCGATACCTTCCTCTCGGCGTTGGACAAGGTGAAGCGCAACGGCAAAGGCCAGTGGGTAGCGTGCTGCCCGGCACACGAAGACAGATCGCCGTCGATGACGATTGCCGAGTTGGACGATGGCCGGGTGCTTGTTCATTGTTTCGCGGGCTGTTCGGTCGAAGAAATCCTCGGCGCCGTTGGGATGGATTTCGATGCGCTGTACCCGCCGAAGCCGGAGCGCCATGATCCGAAACGCCCGCTGGCGAAACCGTTTTTGCCGGCGTCGGTGCTTGAGGTGTTGGCCTTTGAGGCGCTGATCGTGGTCACTGCGGCCCGCCAGTTGATGAACGGCGAAGCCCTGGACGCCAATGACTATCAACGCCTGCTGGTGGCAGCGGAACGAATGCAAGGGGCGGTGAATCATGTCCGCGCTTGAACAGAAAGCCGCTGCCCTGGATGCGTTCCTGTCTGGCGCGGTGATTGCCGATCATCGGGATTTGGAACCGTATATCCAGCCGGAAGAGGCCGCGAAACTTCGCTCTGCTGGCGATTACGTTACCGAAATTCTCAAGCGCATGGATCTCGGGACGCAGCTTGTTGGCCTGCCGACGCCGTGGCGATCGAACAAGGGCAAGGTGCTGTTCAAGCCGCACGAGTTGAGCGTATGGACAGGCTACAAGGGCCATGCGAAGACGATGGTGCTCAGTCAGTGCATGTGCAACGGCATGTCCTTGGGCGAAAAGGTGCTGGTCATCTCCCCGGAATTCCGCCCGCCGACCATCATCGAACGCAAGCTGCGCCAGTGCTCGACCGTCGATAACTTTTCGCGGAAATTCGTTGAGCTTTGGTCGCAATGGGCGAACGGGAAACTGTGGTTTTACGACCATCAAGGGTCGGTCAATGCCAAGTACGTCCTGGCGGCGATTCGCTACGCTCGTGAGAAATTCGGCGTTACCCATGTCGTGATTGATTCGCTGATGAAGATGGGCATCGCTACTTCGTCTGAAGGGTACGACAAACAAAAATGGTTTGTCGATTCGCTGCAATCTATCGCTCACGATGCCGGCGTTCATGTCCATCTGGTCGCCCATGCTCGAAAGGGGCAAAGCGACGGAGAAGTTCCAGGCATCCATGACGTGAAAGGCACCTCGGAAATCTGCGACATGGCCGAAAACGTCTATGTCGTCTGGACCAACAAGCGCAAGTTGGACGAGATTGAAGGCGGAAATTTCAAGCGTTCCGACGAACCGGATGTGATTTTCAAGGTTGAGGCGCAAAGAAACCTCGAATGGCGCGGCATCACGTCGCTGTGGATGCACCGCCAGTCATTCCAGTTTGTCGACCAACCAGACAACGCGCCGCAAATCTACCTTTCCGACAACCACGTGGAGTTTTGACATGGCAACCGTCACGAGAAAATTCAAAGAGCAATTCGACATTTGGGCAGCCAACAAGATTGCCAATGGCGATTTCACCAATCAGGAAATGGAAGAACTGAAGGGTCTGCTGCGTAAGGATTTCACGCCAGGCCCAGATCAACTACGCGCCGGCCTGACATTCATCAAAGCCGCTGGCGTTGAAGTGCCGGCGACGATTGACGACCACGAAGAACGCTACCGGGTATGGGATGAATATTTCACCAGCGAGAACGCGATTAATGGCTACCAAATGAAGGCGGCAGCATGACCGACGAAGCGAATATCGAAGAAGCATTCGAGGAACGGTCGGCCATCATGCACTTCTGCGGCGGATTGCCGAAAGAGAAAGCCGAAGCACTGGCACGGGCTGAGTGCGATACATACCGCCAGGCGTTGAAGCTACTCAATGCTGCGGACTCTATGGCGGGGCAAGCGTAATGCGAATTTTAGTAGCGTGCGAATATTCAGGAACGGTGCGCGATGCATTCATCAATGCTGGTCATGACGCCATGAGTTGCGACATTCTGCCGACCGATGCGCCAGGGCCACACTATCAAGGAGATCTATTCGACGTGATCGACTACCCGTGGGACTTGGCAATATTCCACCCGCCATGCACGC